TCATCCGACCACCAGCGCCTTCACCGTGGCACCGGTCGAATCTGTAGCGTCCCTGGCTGATAATTGCCAGACCAATAGCCCGTCTGACGAGGTAACGGTAACAGTGCTGGCCGCCCCGAGTGAGAGGCCACCCGCGCCGGTCTGGGCGGCTGTAGCGCCCTCCGTGCCCTTGCCTTCGGCTGCGGAAATGGGGGTCGCTGGCGGTAGCGCCGGCAGGCCGGTGGCGGCGGTTTTGGCCCCGGAGAGGCGCCTCAGGTGCAGCGCCAGCAGACCGCGATCCGTAGCCATTATTACACCGCCGATTCCGTCAGGGGGTTGAGGGTGATACCCAATTCCTGATTATCCGTCTCGACAGAGTGAGTGGAATCCACCAACCTGACCCAGAACTCCACGGCGTTACCCACTCCGGAAAGCACCGTGGTGCCCAGATTAAGCGCCGCGCCCGGGGTGGCCCCAGCCAGCCCGGCCTGAGTCGTGGCCAGCAGAATATCGGTGGCGGGATGGCCGCTGAGCGCGTCGGCATCGGTGAGCGATACCGTGATTTGAGCCACCCCGGGTGCGCTATCGGCCTGGCATTTCATCCCCGTAGCGACGCTGCCGAAAAACAACTGCACATCAACCGGCGGCGCCCCAACATCGGCTAATCCGATCAAGGGGATGGCCGCGGCGCCAGGGGTGGTCAGGCCCGCATCAGAGTAAATATCAAACGTGAACGGCATGGGTATCTCCTATCCGATGAGTGTCAGGGGGTCGGACGCCATCTCTATATCCAGCACGGCCGGCGAGATGAGTACCAGGTTATCGCGGGACGCCGGCTCGATGGCCGGGGTGCGCAGGGTGAATTGCACCGGATAGACCGGCGCCGCGGAGTCGAAGATGACTGTCCCTTGGCCGACGTTGCAGAAATAGCCGAACCAATCCGGCTGGATCGCGCCGCCATCGGCCGGCGCGAAACCGCTGGCGCCGCCTCCGCCGCCGATCACCGTGACATCGCCCCCGCCGCCGGAACCGACGAACGTTCCAGCCGTCACCGCGAACGGCCCGGCGGGCGGGGTGGGCGGGGTGCTGGGCAGGGGCAGGGTCGGCTGGGGCGGTACGCCATTGCCGAATACACCACGCAGCGCCACGGAAAACGACGTGGCCAGGGTGCCTCGATCCATGTCCCAGGCGTCACGAACCGAACGAACTTTGCCGGTACAGGACAGGCGCGGGGTAGTGATACGGACGGCGCGGGTCAGATCGAGCCGGGCGTCGAAATCCACCTCGGCGCGCACGGTGTTCCTGCGGTGCGAGGCGATGATACTGGCCCGAGCCTTGGCCTCCAGCACCGCCCGAGCAGTGGCAGCGTCCGCCAAGCCGCCCGCGGCGCCGTAGTAATCCACCCAGGTTTCTCCTGTTCCTGTCTGGGTCACCAGGGGCTGGGCCTTGGTATTGGCCTCCCAGGCTGCGGCATCGAAGGTCACCGCCAGGGCGCCGCTCAGGGTCTCGGACTGCTCGCCCAGGGCCGCCACACTGCCGGGAAGGCGCAGCACGGTGTGGTATTGACTATCCACCCACTGCACATAGCGCTTTGCCAGGGAGGCAGAGAACCCCAGATGCAGGGCCAGAGCAGCCTGGTCGGTGATGGAGTAGGTCCAGGTTGTGCCGGAGATTTCCCCCGAGATGGAGCCACCGGGCAGGGGCACATAGTTGATGGCGCCGGCCAGTGTCCAACCGGTGCCGGCGAGCGCCTGCTGAGTCATGGCGCGAGTCGGGATGCTGTAGCCGTTGGAGGCCACCTGTAGCCGGGAAAATGGATAGGTATAGCTCACCGCCAGATGCCGGCACTTACAGCGCGGGAAGCGGTGGGTAAACGTGATGCGCGCGCTGTTGCGGATGATGGAGCGGTGAGCGATTTCCGCCGTCAGGCTGCCGTCGTTGAGGGTGTCTGCGTCGTAGGTGATGTCCGGGCTGGCCTTGGGTACCCAGGGTGTCCAGCGCGGCGCGCCCTGGGGCGATAGGTCCAGGTGGCCCTGGAGCGTGGCGGCGCGTTCCTGGGCGTAGCTCCAGGCTTCGCCCAGGGAATAGAACACCACCCGGGCCGGATCGGTGCCGGCGATGGCCGGGGAGTAGAGGCTGCCGGGCAGGATGGCGGCGATCTGCGCCTGGGACAGCCGCCCGACGACGGCTTGCAGATCGTCAGTGCAGCGCAGGGTGGTGATGCCGGACGACGGGTCGTAACTAGGGACATCCACCACGCCGGTGAAGCGGCGCACGAGCGCGCCGGGGGCGCCGGCATCCACCCGCCCCAGGTCAATGGCTACGGCGAGACCTACCCAGGCGGCCGGATCCACATCGGCATCCCCAGGCAATAGGCGCAGATCGGCGATGCGCGCGCCTCCCTCTTCCGCTTCGATGCTGCCGGCGCCGGTCAGCCGGGCCGACACATCCACGCCACCCACCAGGGCGGATACCTGCCAAAGCTGGGCGGCATCCGGCGCATAGGGCAGCAGCGTGATGCGGACACGGCGCTCCGGGCGGCCGGTGGCGGACAGGGAAATCGCCAGGGGGCGCCCCAGGGCGGAGCGCGATGCAGTCTGACTGATGGACAGAGCGCGGGATGGGCGGCCTTTTTGCGTGGAGAGGGTAATGGATAGGTGCCGCGCCAGACCGCCCGGAGCGTGAGCCGACAGCGTGATAGCTATGGCCCGCGATGGCTGCCCCGCCTGTGCGCCCCCTCCCGCCGTGAGGGTGATGGCGAACAGGCGGGATGGCTGCGGGGTGTAGGTGTAGGTGATCGTTAGCGAAAAGGAAAGCGTACCCGTAATTCCCACGTACCACGGGTTTGCCGACCCATCTACCCATTTTGATTTATATGGCCCTAGCAGCAGTGGAAGTCCGCCACCACCAATAACGTGAAAGGAATCGAAGTTAACGCCGCTGGTGATGCTCACCGTCCCCGCCCCGGTGGCCGTCGGCAGTGTAAAAACTTCCGTAGCGGATGGCGGAACAGATATGGTGGGAGACTGCGATACAAAATCAGCCGCAACCATTGGCGCGCGGCCGGAAAACCGCACCACATTTGCGAACGAGACATGAGCCGTCATGTCATCGGCAATAGAGTCCAGGTTCTGCGCCGTGAGCGTCCCGGAATAGCTGGCAGAGGCGGACAGTCCAACGGCTGTCAGCACCCCGAGCGAATCGTCGAACTGATCCCCCGTCAGGTAGACGGTACCTGGCACTGACCCGTAAGGCGCCGAATAGGTGAGCGTCTGGGTCAGCGTGGCCATTACATCTCCTCCGCCACGATCTCCCAGCCCACGGTATTGCCCCGCAGGTCGGTTCTGTTACGCAGGGTGGTAATGAACACGTCCAAAGCTGGCCAGTAGCGGGCCTGGTAACGGCTGGCGCCAGTGACCGGGGTCAGGGTGAGCACGTCGCCGGCCAGCACCCCGTGGGTATCCACCACCCGGCCATCGGCCAGGATGGCCAGGCCCTGGGGGAGGAATTCGGCGCCATCCGTGCGCCGTCCGGCCGGCAGGGCGATGGCGTGGCTGGCGGACTGGATAGCCCGCGGCGCGGCGCACAGCAGGGTGTGGGGGATGAGCAGATCGAGGGATTCCAGTCCGGCCGGGATCCAGCCCTTGCCGGACAGATTGGTGCGCAACTTGGACCACACGCCCTGCTGCGTACCCCTCCCGCTCATCTTGCGGGCGATGGCCCGGGGGCCAAAGACCTCGTAGTCCTGATCCAGATCGTGCAGCGCCGACAGGGGCGGGGTGATGGCGTCAACGGTGAAGCTGCGGGGGTTGGCCATCAGTACGCACCCATCATGTTCGCCGTATCCTGCATCGCCCGAGATAGATCGGCCGCGGCATCCGGCCGGGCATAGACCTGACTGCGGGTGCCGTTGGGCCAGTTGATATTGACTGTGTTCATGGATTCGATGCCGGGCGCCATGCCACCGTTGCCCCAGGCGTTCTCGCCCGTTTTCCATGCCTCCCGCTGCGCCTGGCTGGCGACTACCGGCGCCACGGCACGCTCGACCAGGGATGGGCCGGGTTTAGCCGGACTTTGGGCGGCTAAAGCAGCCCCCACCTTGTCCCAGGGCGTGGCATTCATGACTGATGCGGGGACGCTGCCTTGCGGGGAGGATGGCGCCTTGCCGGGGAGGCTCCCCAGCTCGCTCTCCGCCTTGTCAGCCGCTTTCGATCCGGACGGGGCGCTCCACTGCACTCCGGCCAGTTTGGCCTCAATCTGCGACTTGATCTGGTCCAGGTTATCGGGGTCAGTGGCCAGGCGCAGCGTGATCGGATTGTTCTTCAAGTCCTCGGCCATTGCCTTCAGCTTGGCCAGGGCCGCGCCGGTATCATCCACCCGCTTCTGCGCACCGGCCTGCTCTTCGCCCGAAAGCGTGTTGCTCGTTTCTTCCCCCGTGCGCCGGTAGTAGGACAGTTCCATGTCGGATAGCCGGCCCGCCTCGGCGGCCTTTTCCAGCGCCCCGCGCATCTTGGCGGATTGCGCATAGGCGGCCTCATAGTCTGACTTGGCGCCGGTATTGCGGGCCTTGGCGGCGGCTCCATTCAGTGCCGACAACAGGCCGGCCATATCCAGTGAACTGGGGCCGGCCTCCCGTTCGTCGGCCATCTGTTCCAGGCGCGCCTCGATCTCTTTTTGCCGCCCCTCGATTTGTGCCGCACGATCCTTGTCTTCCGGAGCCAGGCCGCGTTTTTCACGATCCAGGGCTTTCGCTTCGCGCCGCAGGGATTTTTCCTCCCGGTTTTCCGGGGTGGCGGACTCGGCCATTTTTTCCGCCGTGGCGGCCCAATCCCGTGCCAACTGTTCCCGGCGCGACTTGGCCCGCTCCAGATCGCGGTTGGCCGCCTCATGGGCTTCCACTTGCTGGGCAAAGTTTTCCTTGAGATTGGCCAACATGCCGCGCTTGATGGCCATCAGATTCGAGGCCGCCCGGCTGGCATCACTCGCTCGGGCGGTATCCAGCGCCTTGAGTTGCTCCAGGTGCGCCGCGTAACGCGCTTCCTCCTGGCGGTACTGGGTAAACCCCTCCGATTGGGTGTCGCCGCCCTGGGCCAGATCGGCGGCGCGCGCCGCATTGTAGGCATGAGCCGCCGCGATTTTATTGCGGTACGCCTCCAGTTCGTCTTCCGACAGCGCCAGGATTTCCGCGCCCGTCTTGACGTGTTCCCCGGCCGCATCAGCGTTGTCGGAGGCCATCTTCGCCACCGTCCGCTGCCACTCCTCCAAAGCCCGATGCGGCTCTTTCATGTCCACCCAGGCTGACATGCCTTTCTGGGCAGCCCACAGCACTGCCAGCCCCAACAAGACAGGCGGCAGCCGCGTCAAGGCCGCCGCCAGCAAGGACACGCCGGGCGCGGCCCCGGCCGCAGCCGTACCCAATCCTGACAGCCCAGGCAGGATCGCCAGCAACGGCCCGGCAAAGCGCAGCACCGCCAGCCCGGTCAGGATTTTTACCAGATTGCCGATAGCTTCCGCATGGCGGCTCGCCTCTTGTGCCACCGTGGCCAGGGCCTGGGCGAAACTGGAAAAACTGTCCGCCAGGCCCTTGGCCATGTCCTGCAACTCGCCGGAGGCTTTCATGGCCTCCAGGCGCTTGAGAAAGGCATCCACCTGTTTCGCCATCTCGTCGAGCAGGCCGGACTGGGCAATGCGTTCCTTGAACTCTTGCCACTGATTGGCCAGGCGTTGCAACTGCGCACGGGCCGATTGCGTTGCCGCCGGCAGCGCATCATTGACCGATGCCTGCAAGGTTGTCGCGAACTTGGGCAGGAATTCCGCCGCCGCGATCTGCCCCTGTTCCAGCGCCTTGCCCAGTTCCGCCGTGCTCATGCCCATCGCCTTGGCGCCGATGGCAAAGGCTCCCGGTAGGCGCTCGCCCAACTGCCCACGTAACTCTTCCGCGGAAACTGTGCCCTTCGACAGCATTTGCGACACGGCCAGCAGCACGCCGCTGGTATCGGCCGCCGACAGGCCCATGACGCTGGAGGCACTCGCCACCGCCCGAAAAATCTCCCGCGTCTGACCGCCCTCGATGGCCGTGCCCTTGCTCGCCGCGGCCAACTTGCCATAGGCCTCGGTGGTAGAGCCGAGCGCCAGGCCCAGTTCGTTTGCCGTGGATCGGGCAAAGGCCATCTCCCGTCCCGCACGGGCCGTATCACCTCCTGATGCGAAAGTCAGGGTGGTCTTGGTGCGCTCGAAGTCCAGCCCGGCCGATACCGTGGATTTCAGGATGGCGATCGCCTGTTGCGCCGAGAGCGCCCCGGCCGTCATGGCCACCATGCTATGTCCTGCGCGGGCAATGGCGCCTGCCGTAGCATTCCCGGCCGAGGGCACCCCGGCCAGTTCGGCGCGCAAGGCCGCGACACGAATTTGAGCCGCCCTGGCCGCCTGAGCCAGTTCCGATGCCGATAGGGCGCCGCTGGCGGACAAGGTGGCCAAGGCCGCACGGGTCTGGCCGATTTCCCCGATCATCGCCGCTGCTGGACGTAGGCCGAGTGTTTGGCGTGCCCCGGTTATCCCCTGATTCCACGACGCCTGGACTTCCTGGGCGGATCGCTGCCGCGTCTCCGCCAGAGCCTTCTGGTGGTCCGCATTTCTAATCGCCGCCGTGGCACGAATTTTGTCATTCCATGACTTTTCGGCGGCAGATGCGGCGGCCTTCTGGTCATCCGCAATTTTACGGGATACCTCAAGCCTGGCGCGCACCTCCTCCCGAGACGGGTCTAGCGCCTTGCGATGGGCCGCATCGCGGGCAGCCATTTCTGCCTTGACAGATGCTTCAAGGGCGGCCCTTTGCGCGATAATCCTGGCCTGGGCGGACTGTTGTGCCGCTTGTTCCGCCTGGGCCGCCTGGGCGATGGCCGAGGCATTGTCCCGTACTGCCTGGCGGGCATTTTGCAGGGCCTGGGTCTTCGCCAGCACCTCATCCTTGGCCTTTTTGACCGCCTCGGCCGCCCCGTGCATCCAGCGAGCGAAATCCTCCCCCGTCTTGCCTTCCGACTTCAAGGCCAGGGCCATGCGCCGGGCGTGGCCCTGGGCTTCAGATAGCGCCTGGTTCGCCGGGGCAATGGCGGCATGGGCATCCCTGAAGGTGGCCAGGTAAGCAGCGCGCGACTCTTCCAGCGAGCGCTTCAGGCTGGCCGCATCACCAGAGAGGATGAAGCGCGCCTTCAGGTCATTCATGCTTGCCAACCCCATCCGGATGGGACAACATGCCGGGCATGGAAATCTTCGTGCGCATCTTCATCTCTGCCTTCATCCTGTTCGCTGCCGTGCTTGATCCGTCGGCTGCTTTGTTCTGGGGTGGCGTCGCACTCCTGCTTCTGGCGCTACACCGTCTCTCATGGCCCTTCGGCCGCCCCTGAGCGCCTAATCCTCACGCCCCAGGCACTCCTCTTGCGCGATCACAAAGACGCGCCAGGGATAGTGCCAGACGGCGCCGCCGTGCCCGGATCGGGCGAGCGCACAGGCGGTAAATACGAGGTCTCGATGGGGGTCTGCTGCGACAGGACCAGAACGTCCTGCATCCAAAAAAAAACCTCATTGATCTCCCGCGCCGCGGCAATCACCTGACGCAACTCGGAGGGCGCCAGGTGCCCGGCTGCCGCGGCGTCCAGGCCGGCGAAGTGCCGCAGATCGGACAGAGAGACATCCCCACCCGACAACCTGGCCACCATCGCCGCAATGACCTGATCCTCATCCGCCACCACCAGGCGCGCAGGGTCAGCCAGCCAGCCCACGATTTCCTCAAGCGTCAATTCCTTCACCACCACCGTGATGGCCGCCCCGTCCGGGCGGTCGAAGGTCAAGGTTTTCTCGATACGCATCAGAATCTCCTTGTGGGGCGGGATTCATCCCGCCATTGGCCGGATGGGTGGGCTGAAGCCCACCCTACAACCGGCCCAACGAATCAGAAAAACGGCGGCCAGAGCCGCCGATGGCAACTGTCAAGGAATCCTTGACAGTTGCTACGCCGACTTGATGCGGTAGAAGCGGCTCAAGGGGGCGGCGGGATCAACCACCACAGAGGGGTCCACCAGCACCGTGCCCTTGAGTTTCAGCGGGCCGGGCTTGGTCATGATTAGGTCCTGGCCGCCGTCTCCGAACAACACCACCCGGAACACATCCACCGACTCCGACGCACCGCCGATGCCGTTCTGTCCGGCGAAGAACAGGCTGTATTCCGCCCCGGCCTTCACCAGACCTTCCAGCACCTGGTGCGCCTTCTTGGTGTAGCTCACATGGATCGTGGCCGCAGCCACGATGGTGCCGCCCGTCACGATCACGATGCCGTGGCCGTTGGCTTCCACCGTATAGTCCGTTCCGGCTACGTAGGTGGTAGTGCCGGCGGCATTGGTCACTTCCGGCGCCACACTGGTGTCGGCGATATGCGCAAAGCGCACCAGGGCGCCCAGGTGGGCGGTGTGAGCTTCATCAACGATGGCCCCGGCGGTCACGTCCTTCACGCTCGCCGCATTGGCCGCCGCCATCAATTCCGGGCGCCATTCATCGAACTCGATGGACACCGACACACCCTTGGCGCGCACATCCAGGTAGAAAGTGCCACCGGCGCCGTCCCCGGTATAGGCCACTTCGTTGCTTTCCATTTCCGGCGTAAGGGTGTACTTGGCGACGTTGCCCGTATCCTTCAGGATGCGACTCTCCGCCACGGCGTTGTACGCGCCCAGATAGACCCGGCCCGCGCCGCGATGAGGTTTTCCGATGTTCGTGTTGGCCATGAGGCGCTCCTTTGTGGGGCGGGCTTCAGCCCGCCATTAGACGTGGGTCAAAATGCGTAAAGTGTGTGCCCGGTGGCAAACTTTTCCAGCCACCAGACGTGTTGCTCCGGGAACGAATCCAGCGCCCCGCCCTTGAACTCGATCTTCTTTTCGCAGCCGGCAGGCATCCAGCCCAGAAGCGCACTGCGCACCCCATCCACCAGGGATTGCAGATCCGCCTCCGAGGCCATGCCCCTGGGGTCGGACACGTTCTTGACAGCGATGGCCACGCCGAAGCGGGCGGTCACGAACTGGCTCACGCCATTGGGCGCCGACTCGTTTTCGCCCGCGTCATCCGCCAGCGGGAAGACATAGCAGGCCGGCGTCGCCAGGGGGCTGGCCTTCTTCGCCGCGCCCAATTCGATGGCGCCGCCCACCAGGGCGAACAGATCGAGGGCCATGAGCCGGGCGCGCACGTCGGCCAGAGTCAGGCTCATGGCCGCCCCCCGTTCATGGCGGCATCAAACGTGGCCAGGCTGCCAAACTCTGAAACGCGAGTCGCCACGCGCATCGTGCCCCGGGCCGGATCGGTGGGCGCCGAGACAGTGGCCGGCGCCGCGGAAAGCAGCACCTGCCCGGACTCCACCCGCTTCAGCCAGGCCAGGGCGTCCTTGTAATCCGCCCGCGCCTCATCGGAGCGGGAATCCCCCAGCAGGTAATACCGGGCAATCACGGTACACACCCGCACCAGCCGGGAATCCACGGAGGACAAGGGCAGGCCATACCGGCCGCGCAAGAAATCCTCCGCCTCCGCCGTGGCATCCGCCAGCGCCTTATCCACGGCGCCATAGCCCTGGCCGATCTCGCGCTGATCCACCTCGGCGGCGCCGGCCAGCAGTTCCAGGTCTTGACGGGTGCAATAGGGCATATCAGTGGTTAGTGGTTGGTGGTTGGTGGTTGGTGGTTGGCGGGTCAGTAGCCGGCTGTCAGTTGCCCGATTTTTAGCGCGCCGCAGGCGCGGAAACTTCACTGACAACTGACAACTCAAGCTACTGACAACTGAACATCAGGCCGCCACCAGTTCTACCAGCGCCTCGGGGTAGAGGCACATGGCCAGCGGATTGGCCTGGGCTTCCAAATCCCAGCCTTTGCCCATGCGCCGCTCCTGGCCCTTGGCGTAGAACGCCTGCCCCACGGTGCCCACCGCCTCGTTGAAGTTGGCCGGGGCGTTGTAGATCTGGAACACGCCGTCGGCCACCGGGAACACCCGCGCCTTGTCGGCGGCCACATAGGGCTGGCCGGACACCGTGGCGTTGTACTCGATGAAGGTGATGCCGCCGAAGGTGAAGCCCTCGCGCATGTCGCCCGCCAAACGGTCGGCCGCCTGCTGGTAATTGGCGAACGCTTCCTTCACCGACTTGTGCCCGGTCAAGGCATCGTAGAAGCCGCTGCCGCAGTAGGCCCGGAAGCCCTTGACCATCACCCCGCCCAGCTTCTGCTCGGCGTGCCGGCAGGCATCCAGGGCGTACTTGCGCACCTCGGTCGTGGTCGTGGAGAAGGGGATGGAAATGCTCTTTTCCGTCACGCCGAATTCATCGTACAGGTCATAGATCACGCTGCCGTCGGCGTCCAGAATCTGGCCCTTGATGGCACCCATCATGCCCCACTCGCGGGTGGCGGACAGGCTGTTCTTCATCTGTTGCAGGTTGTCGTTGATGATCTGCACCGGCGCCGTCACCACCTGTTCCGAGCCGAAGGCGCGCACGGGTTGCAGGTCGGAGGGCAGCAACACGCGGGCATCCGGCAGATGCAGGGTGCGGAAGGTGCGGGCGGTGCGCTTGTCCTTCTTGGAGGGCGTCGGGTCGGCATCCCGGCTCTTGTTGTCCACCAGGTACAGCCGGCCGTCGCGCGCCTCGATGGTCACGTACTCGGTGCTGATGCCCCGCTCACCGAAGAGGCCGGACGCGGCAATCTTGGTCGGCTGGAAGGGCAGCTTGTTGATGGAGTCGGTCAGCGTCGAGGCACTGAACAGGTCGGCGAGATTCATGGTGTTTCCCTTCGTAAAACGTGAAATGTGAAATGTGAAACGGGGAAAGGCGGCGGGTCTCGTTTAACCTTTCACCTTTCACTTTTCACGGCTACTGAACCGTTCGGGCGACGATACCCAGGGCCTTGATCTGCGAGATCGCCGTAGCCTTCTGGCCCGAGGTGGCGCCGGTGGGCCATACCAGGTTGGCCGTATCCACCGCCGCCGTGCGGGCAATCACGATGCCCGCCGCATCGGCACTGGCCGCGAGAACCGGGCCGCCGGAGAGGCCGACCGCGGCTTCGGCGCCGGTAGTGGCCGTCGGGTCAAAGGCCACGATCAAGCCGCCCACCTCGGCCACCACCTGCCCCAACACGAAGTCGGAGCCGTGGAACACGCGGTCATCCTTGCTGATGCCCGGCACTTCGGTGAGCAGCACATCGGACAGGGCCAGGGGTTCGTTGTAAGTCGTCATAGAGTTCTCCGGTTGATAATTTTTTGGTTTCGGGTAAGTCGGTCAGGGAAAAAATAGGCTATGTCACAGTTAAAGTATGAAGTCCGTTTCCATCGAGAAAGCACCGCAGCGCCTTTGCCCTCTGAGAGAGTTGGCGACCATACACTAACTGTGACATAGCCAAAAAATAACACCCTGCTATTTATTGGCCTGGGCCGCCCGCGCCTCGGCATCAGCCACCAGCGGGTTCTTGGGATCGGCCGATCCGGCTGCGCCGTGGGTGGCGAATTCGCCGAACAGGAACGCCGGCCGGGCGGAAGACAGCATGCCCTTCAGCACGTCCGCCATCGTCGGCGCGGCATCGCCTTCGCCGAAGCGCAGGAGCTTGCCATCCACCTGCGGCAGGGAATCCAGCATCCACACCACCTGATCCTTGTCCTTGCCGGCGATGCGCCCGGACTGCACCAGGCTCTCGGCAAAGGACTGGTGGTCTGCATGGGCCGTGGCCTTTTCCACGGACAGGCGGTCAGATTCGATCTTGGCCAGCCTGGCCTTGAGGGCATTGTTCTCCGCTTCCAGCGCGGCTTTCTGTTCAGGGGTCACGGTAGGCTCCGAGAATGAGGGTTGGGGGATAGCTTCGGCCGCCTGCTCTTCCACGGCCGCACGTTGCAGGGCATCCACGTCCCAGGACGGAATTACCTTGTCCGCCTCTTCCAGGCCGAACTTGCCGATGAACCAGTCTCGGAAGTTACGCCACAGGCCGGCATTCACCCGGTCATCCCAGGCGCCAAAGCGCAGCACGCCCGGCTCCAGGGCGCCGAAGGCCGGCACCGCCAGATCCTTCACAGAGGGCGGATGCGCACCCATCAAGGCGATAGCCTTCAGGTGCAACTTGCCGGGAGTGGGATTCGCCGCATGGTCGCGCGGATAGAGTTCGATGGAGATACCGGGCCGCTGGCCGTCCTTGACTTCCGCCTTGAGCGCTTCGGACACCTGGGCCGGGATGGCCAGGAGCCTCTTGCCTGCAACCATCAGCTTGCCGGCCCAACCCAGGGCGGCATCGTCAGGCGAGCCGTGGCCGCGCTTGAGGGGCGCCCGGTGCGTCTCGGGATTGTAGGATTCCGCCATCTCCAGCAGATCGGCCTCGGTGAACGTGGCCGTGCTGCCGTTCTGGTCGGTAAAGGTGCCCGCCCGGAAGATTTCCAGGGCTTTGGCGTCAGAGGGGCGTGGTGTGTTCATGGCCCCCATTTTCCCGGCGCGCGCGACGCCTGGCTGGCATGAAACCCTTCACGTTGTGGGGCGGGCTTCAGCCCGCCTGGGGCGCCCACGGCCGGCTGAAGCCGGCCCCACGAATCACGCCGGCAGCAAGTGCCGACCGATGATCTCCAGGATGATACTCCGGTCAGCCGCCGACAGCCCCAGGAAGGGCCGGGCCGGGATGTCGCCCCAGGGTGTGCGCGGGCCGAACGCGCCCTTGGCGGCGCCGAATTGCATCACATTACCCTGAATCTCGGAAGTGCCCCACTCCAGGGAGTGGCCGTTGACCTGGTAGTGGATGCCGCCCCCCAGTTCCTTGGTTAGGCCCACCAGCGGCTTCTTGGCCGCCGCGAGCTTTTCGCCGCGCTTGGAGCGTGCCCCCGATTTCTTCCAGGCGCCGCCCTTTTCTTCCAGCCAGCGATCCAGGGTAGACGGCTTGTTGGGTGCCCAGGCATCGCCCTCAGGCCCCGATCCTCTGGCGAAGCGCGACTTGGTGGACAGCACCATCAGCTCGCCAATTTCAGTAAGGGGCGCCGACAAGTCAGCCGCCTTCGCCGAGAGGGAAGCCAAGGCATCCGTGATCTCGCGGTCGTCTATGGTGAGGGTGAAGGTATCAGGCATGGCAGCAGGGATGATGGCTAAAGGCTAGGACACTCTGGGCCGGAAAATAACGATTGCGACGGGAAAAGGAGCGGATGAATTCGCCCCCGCAAACCTGACGCGCCCGACCGGGTAACGAATTTCAGACGCCTTCACGGAATAGCAGTGCCACCACTGAGTATCCACTCTTGCCGGTACGAAGCAAACCACCAGCGCCATGTTTTTGCGGCACTCATCGTAAGCCTTGGCCATCCAACGGCCAATGTCGCGTCCGTAAGGGGGATTCATGAATACGCGTTCTTCTGCCCAGCTTTGCGCAAGGCCATCCTGTTCCGGCGTGAAATACCTCGCACATTTTTTTGTTTCCGGGAGGCAACATGGGTCGAGAGTAAAGCCAAATTCGAGGTCGAGATAACGGAACCATTCCTCCGGGGTGCCCCACGTCATGTCTTTGCTGGAAGTCATGACGCTCATGACGCTTCGCGCACGGTATCCCTCCGGGCCGATTTCGATCTTTTCAAGAGTCAT